TAAAAAAGTAAACACTTTCCGTTGCGTTTATATTAATCAGATATAAGCGAAAAAAATGGAAAAATTCACAGTAGAAAATATCCGAACAAAGCTATCCAAAATCAAGGAGGTTTTGTTAGAAGAAACACCAACCGAAGAAGTCCAACTAGAGGACGCTAAACTAGTTGACGGTACTATTGTACGAATTGAGCCAGCTATTGAAGTTGGCGCAACCGTTCAAGTAATAGGCGAAGATGGTGAGTTGATTGATGCACCTGATGCAGACCACGAAATGGAAGATGGTCGCATAATCAAAACAGAGGGCGGCATCATTCTCGAAGTTATAGAAGTTGAAGGCGAGGAAGAAGTTGTAGAGGAAGAAATGAGCGAGGAAGAAGAAACTGAGCCAACCTTTGAAGATAAGCTGCTCGAAAAAGTAAACGAACTTGTAGCGAAACATCGCGAAGATTTAGATGCAAAAATAGCAGGTTTGAAGTTTGCTAAGTCTGAATCAGTAGAATCATTGACAGCCGAAAACAAGCAACTTAAAGAAACGCTTGTTGAAGTTGTTGAGATGTTCCAAGCATTTACCGAGCAAGAAAAAGAAGCACCTAAAAAGACGCCATCTAAAGCATGGATGTCTAAGGATTCGCAGAAGATTGACTTTTCAACATTGCTAAGAAAAAACTAAAAACATATTACAATGGCATTTGACGTATCAAGTTTAACTAATTACACAGCGGAGAATCAGTTTCCGCTAATGAGAAAGACCGTTCTTGGGGCTAAAATGATGAGCCTTGCAACGGTTGTACCTTCTATTAAAGGACCATCGAAGTTGCCACAGATTGCGCAGACCATTTTCTTCCAAGAAGATGGTTGTTCTTTCAATGCTTCTGGAGATACTGCATTCTCACAAAGAACGCTAACACCGGGCAAAGTAAAGATTAACGATTCTTGGTGTCCAAAAGACCTAGAGCCTAAGTACTTCGCTCAGGAAATGAGAGCAGGGGCGCATTATGAAAACGTAACTCCTGAGTACGTATGGCAGTCTATTATGGAAGAGTACGCTGACAAAGTATCTAACGTTGTTGACGTTGCTGTTTGGCAAGGAGACACGGTTAGCGGTTCGGGTAATAACTCACATTGGGATGGATTTATAACACTCCTTTCAAGTGGTACTACTGATGCTGACCCTTCTAACACAATTTCAGACCTTGGAGCACCATCTCAAGCCGTTGACGCACAATGGTTGGTTTACAACTCAGCTAGTTTGTTAGGTCTAACTCAGTACGATGATTTCAGAGTGTTCGTGGGTTACGATGACTATGCGGCACTTGTGCAAGGATTGAACGACAACTCAATCACTTACGGAACAATGGTTGACGGCACTAACGGAGACAAGAACGTAGAAGGTCAAGGGCTGACAATGTTTGGCACTAACTTGAAAGTTATTCCAGTTGCAGGATTGACAGGGCAGAACAAGCTATACGCTGGTCGTTTGTCTAACTTCTTTGTAGGTGTTGATGCTGAGGGAGACTTCACAAACTTCGAAACTTGGTACTCACAAGATGACAGGGTTGTCAAATTGGCTATCGAGTTCAAGTTAGGTTGTCAAGTTGCATTCCCTGACGAGATTATCACAATCATACCTTAATTAAACTGAATTAACGGGAGTGGCTTTCGGGTCACTCCCTTAACTTAAAAAAGACTTAAAATGGCGTGTGCATTAACACAAGGTTTCACATTAGATTGCAAAGATGCGATTGGCGGTATTAAATCCGTTCGATTTGCTACGCTTTCTGATTATTTGAGTCTTGACCCTACTTACACCACAGGAACGGTTTCTTTTGGCTCAGCTCTTCAAGTGTTCTACAAATACGAACTTGACAAAGAAGAAAGCACGTTCAACGATAACCCAACACCAGGAAGTAACAAAGGCACTCTTTACTATGTGCCAGACATTACATTTATCTTGTCTAAGTTGGATGTTGCGAAACGTAACGAAATGCAGCTACTTGCTAAGAATAGAGTGGTTGCTATTGTTGAAACACGCGAATCAACTCCTACTTATTGGGCAATTGGTGTAACAAGTGGTTTAGACTTTAATACGGGTACTGGCTCAATTGGAACAGCAGCGGCTGACCTTAACGGCTACACAATGACGTTTAACGGCATGGAGCCTGACCCAATGGTAGAAGTTTCAAGTTCTGACTTGGCATCTATCACTAACTAGAATCTTCTTTTTCTCTGTCTTAAAGGGTGTAGCTTAACGGTTGCACCCTTTTTTATATATTTACATTTGATTGGTACGCTTATAACGGATAGGGAGTTCCCTGTCGGGCGCACTTACCAATCGTTTCTAAACCCTGACACTTAGACCTCAAGTTCCACTTGAATCGAATATAGTGTTAGGGTTTTTTATTTAACAGCACCTAAACGATATTAAAACAGACGTTTATCTAGGCGTTAGGCAACATTTACCATCCGTATCTATCTTTTAAATGTTTTCTATATTTGGGGTGTGTCTTTTCCATTTCTTTTAAGTCGCATTGGAAAGCCCACCCTATGATATACATAAAGCCAATCAATAACACTATTCCTATTAATATTTCCATAATAAACCGTTGCCTAACAATGGCTAAAGTTAATAGCCTCATAAGGTCTTGTTGTAATTTAATGGTCAGTAATTAACGGCTACTAACCTTATACTAAACGTTGGCTAAGATACGCCTGACTGTTCACACTTCCAAATTTATTTAACAAAAACCGCTTGTTTTATATTAAGTAAGAAAAGCAAGCAATGGCAACAAGTATAACACCAGCAGATTTAACCGTAACCATTACAGAAGCGGTGCAGTTAAATGGCTCTGACAAAGGCTCGTCAAACGTTTTGACAATAACAGACGTTGCCGAAGTTGATAACAGAATAGTAAACGTGGGTACAGCTGAAACTGACATTATCGGTTTTGGTTCGGCTAACGGTCAAGGGTCGTTTGTTCGTACTGATGTGAAATACATCCGCATAACCAATTTAGATGATACTAACTACGTTACGCTCGGAATGTCTAAAACGGGTGCTGATACATTCTACATTAAGCTAGAGGCTAAAAAGTCTATCATGTTAGGAAATGATGACTTAGAAGTTGATGCTTCGGGCGGTGCTTCTAGTGCATTTGTAGAAGCTGATAACATTAGCGCAAAAGCTAACGGGGCTGCCGTTGATTTGGAATACTTTGTAGCCTTGACTTGATAAGAATTACGCAAGATAGCGCAAACTTGGTAGTAATTACCACTACTGAAAAAGGTAGCGCAAGCTATTATCTGTTTCAATTTAAGGATTTGGCGGAAAACACTTCAAGCTATTGCGTAGCGCAAGACACATCGCCATATCAAGAGCGTTACAACGCTTTCACGATTACAGACGCTCCAAGTCCTACACCAACGGATGCAGAGGTGGATTTGGACAAAGGGCAATTCAAATACTTTGTTTATGCTAATTCAAACGGCAGCAACTTAGACCCTGACGGTTTGACGTTACTTGAATCAGGAATGTGTGTTGTAACGGGTACAGAAACAGAACCAACAGAATACGAACGAACGCAGACTTATGTCGAATACGAAGGCTAACATGAGGGTAATAACTTTGGCGGCACATAGTACGCCTGAGTTCAAAGAAGATAGGTCTAAGGATTGGATTATGTACGGTACTGAAAGACCGTGGAAGAACCGTTATCCTGACTACCTGTTAGACTTGTTTAATTCGTCTGCAAAGCACAACGCTATCATTCGAGGTAAGGTTGATTATATTGTAGGCAATGGCTTTAGAGTTGATGACAAAGGGCTTGGAACAGAATCACTAGCAAAGGTTTCTAAGTTCATCAATCAGCCTAACCCATACGAGACACTTGACGAACTGTTAATGAAGTGCTCACTTGATTTAGAGATTTACAACGGGTTTGCATTAGAAATAATCGCTAATAAGACCAATCAGAAGATTGCAGGTGTCTATCATGTTGATTTTACCAAGTACCGAAAGTGCAAAGAAACGGACGGTTACTTCTATTCAGAGGAGTGGCACAAGACACAACCTGAAGTTGAGTATCTTCCTGAGTTTGACCCTTACAAGATAGGCGGTAAATCATTGCTTTATGTCAAGGCATACCATCCAATGTCTGACGTTTACCCATTGCCTGAGTATTTGGGTTGTGTTCCTTACGTAGAAATGGACAAGGAGATAGCAAACTTCCATTTGAACTCTATTAAGAACGGGTTTATGGGTGGTACTATGATTAATTTCTACAATGGTACGCCAACGGAAGAGGAGCAGGAGGCTATTGAAAGCAAACTATACGACAAATTCAGCGGTTCGGATAACGCTAACAAATTGGTGTTGAACTTTAACGATTCACGCGAGCAAGGTGCTGAGATTATTGCTTTAAACGGTAACGACTTTGACAAGCGGTTTGACATTCTAAACGAAACAGTACGCAAAGAGATTTTTAGCGGTCACAGGATTGTAGACCCTAATCTATTCGGAATCAAAGAAGACGGAATCTTCGCAACGCGTAACCAAATTAGAGATAGTTACGAGTTATTCCAAAACACCTACGTTAACCAACGCCAACGATTACTAGAGCAAGTCTTTAATGGATTGGCAAGCGTACAAGGTTTCGAGGGTCGTTTACACATTGAAGATACCGAGCCGCTAGGAGTAGAGTTTAGTGAGGCAACGAAGGTTTCTGTAATGACAGAGGCAGAACTTCGCGCTGAAATGGGTCTACCATTGATTCAAGAAGAAGATACTAACGTTGACAGCAAGACAAAAGATGCACAAGCCGCGCTTAAAGGCTCTGTTGGTGGTGTTGGTGGTATTGTTACAATCCTTCAAAACGTTAATACTGGAATTGTACCTGCTGAATCTGCGGTTAATATACTTGTTGAGTTGTACGGATTCGACATTGATACGGCAAGGGCTACCGTTTACGGAACTGAAATACCATCTTCTGTTAAACAAACGATGCGAAAGGCGATTGATGACGAGACAAGCGAAATACAGCTATGTGATGCGTTTTCTGAGTGTGGTTTATCGTTGGATGAGTGGGATGTAGTGGAATCAAAACCCGTTCGCTTTCAATCAGACAAGGAATTAGAGTTGTCAGAAGATAGAATCAGAAAGTTCGGATTTGCTGATGAGAACTTTGATATGGCTGTTCTTGAAATACTCAAAGAAAACCCAATTCTTACATGGGCGGCTATTGCAGCACAGCTTGAAACAACGGTTGAAAAGGTCGCTGAATCTTTACGCAGTTTGACTTCAAAGAACTTTCTGACCATTACAGAGCAGGTAGTTGAAGAAACTTCACAGAGAGTTGCAGAAGTTACACGAGAAGGAACGAAAGCATTAGAAACAGCAGAACCATTAGACGTAACGTTTAGAATTGCTTACAGGTACGCTAAAAGCCCCGAAGCAAGCGGTGCAGATGTGCTACCAACAACGCGCGAATTTTGCAAACGAATGATTAGCCAATCAGCTAACAAGGTTTGGACGAACGCAGATATTCAGCGTATCGGTATGCAAGAGAATCGTAACGTTTGGATGCGTAGAGGTGGGTTTTGGACAAGACAGGGCGGTGCGGTCACTACGCCTTATTGCCGACACGTATGGGAACAGGTTGTAATAAAAGAGCGCAATGGCTGATATACTATTTATTTCTCAAAGTTTTTTGAAGGAGAACACGCAAGTTAGCGATAACGTAGATGTTAAGTATATCCGCGAAAGTATTCTATGGTCGCAAGATTCGCAGATTCAACCGATACTTGGAACGACACTTTATAGAAAGTTGCAAACTGATATTCAAGCGAGTTCTCTGACGGGCGTTTACAAGACT